CCGGCCACACGATGCCAGTCTTGTTCACCGTCTCCGGGACCCGGTAGCCCTGCTCGCCGCTCTCCTGGTCCGCGCAGAGCTGCATGAACATGAACTCCGCGGCGGGCCGGTCGCCCTCGCGGTAGACGTACTCGTTCGTCGGACCGTTCGACGCGCGGGCCGTCGCGACCTCGGCGGCCGTGGGGATCTCCACCAGCTCGCCGTAGCGGGTCTCCACCGGCGCGTCGCCGGTCGGCTTGCCGGGCGTGAACGACCCGCTGCCGAGGTGTTTCCGGAAGCGGATGACGAGGCGCGGCAGCTTCTCCTGGATCAAGTGCAGGCGCGCCGCGTCGATCTGCGTGATGGCGCCGACGCGGGAGACGCGCTGCGTGCGCGACTCGCCCTCCTTCTGGATCAAGTCCTCGTTCGTCTTCGGGAACGACACGCCGCAACTGATGTCGCCGAGCGGGCACTCCTTCGTCAGACCGACCCAGTAGCGGTACGCCTTCGCCGAGCCGACGGTGTTCCTGCGCAGGTCGCCGACGAGGGTCGAGCCGGGAATGTGGGTGACGTTTTCGAGGGCAGTCAAGGGATCCAGTCTCCAGGTTGCGGGCTTCGCGCGGCTGGCAGAAACGGGGCGCCCCCACCGCGCGGGAGGACGCCCCAGCCGGTCAGGCGATCTTGATGGCGGAGAACGGCAGGGCGATGCCGGCGCCGGCGCGCTTGTCCCACTGGACGTATTCCTGTCCGGTGTTGCGCGTGGTGTCGCTGTTGTTGTCGCCGATCAGCGAGCTGAACTCCATCAGCGGCTGGCGGTCGAGCATGAAGAGCGGCTTCTTCGGCGCGCCCTTGAGGATGACGAACCAAGTCGTCGCGGTAGCGATGCGCTGCGTGCCCCACAGAGTGCAGTCGCGGCTCGCGTCCTGCACGATGTTCGTCGGCGTGACGCCGAGGGCCAGCGTGCCGGTCATCGCGCCACCGGTGGTGAGGCCGAGGCCCTGGCGCCGCTGCAGGAACGCCTGCTCGAACTGCAGGGTCGCGGCGGCCGGGTAGATGACGACGAAGCCCTGCTGGATGACCTCGTCCGACCACAGGGGCTGGCCCTTGCCGTCCTGCATCAGCCGGAACTGCGCCACGGCGGCGTAGAAGTCGGTGAGGATCGCCGACACCGAGGACGTGCCCGACGTGGCGAGCAGGTTGCCGTTGGTGACGCCGAAGCGCGCGGCGCCGCCGGCGGTCGTCGCGAACATCGCGGCGCCGTCCGGGGCGTTCTGCGTCGCCGGCAGCGTCGCGGTCGTCGCGAGCAGCAGGTCGAAGGCGAACCGCTCCGGCAGCAGCGCGGCCGACATGCCGGTCTGCCGCGCCGAGTCGTAGAGCGACGACGTCTGGTCGTCCGCCCGGTCGTCGCGGTGCCACGAGATGCGGCGGCCGAAGTTGTAGATCGGCACCGTGAACGTCACCGAGCGGTTCGCGTCCTCGGGGATCGGGTCACCGCGGCGCCAGAAGGCGACGTGCGGCGCGGCCTCGAAGTACGCGAACTCGTGCTGGCGGTTCCAGGCCGTCAACCCGTCCATGATGAGTGAGAGGCGACTGTCTGCCTGCCGGTTCTGGACGGCAAGGTAGGTGTCGGCGAACTCGGTCCGCAGACCGTTCGCGAGGACTGCACTGGCAACAACGTCCATGGTCGTTTCTCGTTCTGTTCAGGAAAGGCGGTCGGCGAAGGTGTCAGGCCAGGGCTACTGGCCCAGGTACTCGCTCGGGGTGAAGAGTTCCACGTCGAACGACGTCGAGCTGTTGAAGCTCTTGATCCAGCCGATGGCCTTGACGTTGGTGTTCGGCGTCACGGTCAGGTCGGCCGACGCGTTGCTCGTCGTGCTGTAGACGAGGTCGTTCACGTTGGCGATGGTCGAGGCACCGGCCACCGGGACGCCGAGCAGGGTCCGCCCCGAGACGTCCACGCGAGCCCGCACCTGCGGGGACGCGCCGGTGTTGCCGAGCACGTCGAACTCGACGACGCCGACGAACTTGCTGGTGGCGACGTCGCCGCCCGGCCACAGGTCCAGGGTGCCGGCCGCGAGCGTGCCGACGAGCATGCCGGCGTAGAGCTGCAGCGCGTTCGTGACGACGTAGGTGTTGTAGACCCCGCGCGGGGAGGTCTGCAGGATGATGTTCGCAGTCTGCGTGGCCATGTTTCTGTTCTCGGGTTCCGGTCAGTCTGGATTCGGTTCGCCGCCCATCGGGCGGCACGATGTCTTCGGGAGCGGGATCAGCCGGCGACGGCTTGCTTCTTCTTGATGATGAAGCGCTTGTCGAGGGTCGCCATGTTGATCGCGACGTAGCGCTCCTCGCTCGTGCGCGTGTAGCCGCGCTCGTTCTGGATCTGCCACTCGCGCGCGAAGTTCGCGGCCTTCTCGACGGCCTCGGTGCCGAACTCGGTGTACTCCAGCGCGGCCGGGCTGGCGTTCGCCGGCGAGCTGCCGGAGAACCGCGCGGCGTCGCCGGTCATGTCGCGGGGCACCGCGGCGAAGGTCGTCACCATGCCGTCGACGTACGCCTTGAAGGCGGCGGCGCCGTGGTCGGCGTGGAACTTGGTCAGCATCTTCTCGGGCTCGGCGCCGAGCGGCCGGCCTTCGAGGCGCTTCAGCGCGTCGGCGACGTCGTCCTTGCGCTGCTGCAGCTTGTCGCGCTCGGTCGCCTGGGCCTTGAGTGCCGTGACCTCGCCTTGCAGCGCGGCCATCTGCACCACGACGCCGGCGTCGTCCTTCTTCTCGACGGGGGAGGGAACTTCGGTCTTCTTGTTGGGATCCATGGCACTCATGCTCTCTCCGCCGGGGACGGCGGCCTTCGCCGGTCCGGACAGGGAATCGGGGTTTGCGGAAGTGGCGGCCTTGCGGCGGATCGCGTCGATTGCCGCCGTGATCGCCGCGAGGTCGGCGATCGTCAGCGTGCCGTCTTCGATCATCTGCACGACCGTCGCGGCGGGGCCGCTGGTCGCGTCCATCGGTTGCTCGTCCTTGCCCTCGCCGGGCGCGGGCACGCCGGCGCCTGAGCCGGTGTCGCCACCTTCCTTGTCAGGCGGGGCGGTCTTCTTCGGCGGCGCGTCGGCGGCCTTCTCGTCTTTCGCGTCGTCCTTCTTGTCGGCCTTCGCGTCGTCGGCGAACAGGACGGTCCCGCCCTTGCCGCGCTGGAAGAACACCGGCTCTGCAAGCATCGGGTTCGACGGCCAGTCGTGCTGCTCGCTCTTGAACGTCGCCACCTGCGAGTTGTCGAGCACGCTGCCGATGACCAGCATGGGCAGCTCCAGATACGGCGCCTCGTGGTCGAGCAGCGCGAGCGAGTTGAGCTGCGGCTTCTCGGCGTCGAAGATTTCCACCGAGCGATAGGGCAGGCGCTTCTGCAGGACGTCGACGCCGACGCTCGGGTCGGTGATGACAAGGTCTGCCATCACGGCGACCTTCGGCTCACCCTTGAATGTGATGCGTCGCGTGCCTGTGATGCGGAAGTAGCCGGCCGCGCGCACCGGGTCCGTCAGCGCGCCTCCGCCGTGGTGCTTGACGTGCAGCGGCGGGTAGTAGCCTTCCAATTCGGCCTGCATCGCCTGCGACACCGCGGACTTGATCCACGTCACGTCGAAGTCGTGGTCGCCGCGCTGGCACTCGACGAAGATCGGCACGTCGCGGATCGTCAGCGTCCCGTCGGCGGCGCGCACTGCTCGGTAGCCTACGATTGGATCCATAGGGTCAGGTCGCCGCGAAGGCGCTCCGGTCGATGCCGAGACGGATACCGATCTGCAGGCCGCTGCCGAGCGCGATCGCGGTGCGCGCGATCAGCAGCCCGTAGAGCGAGCCGTAGTAGACCATCGGTGAGTACGCGGCGAGCGAGCTGTCCATGCCGCGGTAGATGTCGAGCACGCCGACCGTCGACTTGTTCGCGGTCTTGAAGTTGAACATGCCGATCAACTTCTGCATGTCGGCGGCGACGAGGCCCGCCGCGACGTTGTCGGCGACCGCCGTCGGCGCCGCGTCGAACAGCAGCAGGTCGTAGTCCGCGGCGACCGACGCGCCGGTCATCAGGATCGCGTCCATGACCTGCCCGCCGCACGTCTGCCCCTCGGTGAACTGCAGCCAGTTGCTCGCGCCGGTCGTGTCGCTGATCTGGTCGCCGATCGCGTAGGCGACGGCGTCCGCCGGCCGCAGGAACTGCACCATCGCCGAGCTGTAGCCGTTCGGCCAGTTCGTCTTCAGCGTGTTCGTGTTGACAGTGGCTGGCATCGGTCAGGTGCGCGGGATGCTACAGAAGCCTGTCGCAACAACAATCCCCTGCACGACAATCGTGGCAACGAAGGCTGCACCAACAAAGGTCGCAAGTGCGATATTCGTTGCAACAGGCATCGGCTACCTGAAGCCCGGGTCGGGGTAGGCGCCGGCCGGCACCGGGCTGTTGACCACGGCGCCGTTTCGCAGCCGGCCGGCCTGCTCCAGCTCGTAAGCCGTGACGTGCGAGACTTGGCACCGGCAGTTGTAACCCAAGGGCGGCGCCAGCTTCAGCCACGCCGGGTGCCCGGCTGCCAAGGTCATCCCGTCAGCGGCCATGTGGTTGTGCCGGGTGTCGGAGTCGCCCACGGCGTCGAAGCGAAAAGCCGGCACCGCCTCTTGGATGTCTTGGTCTTGGGCTTGCCGGAAGCGGCCGGCGGTGACGGCAGTGTTGACGTTGGTTCGGAACGCCATGCGCGCGTAGGACTCGGACCACGCCGACGTGCGCGCGGCGACGACGTTCACGCTCAAGGCGAGCTGGCGCGCCGCCTCGTTCTCGCCGAGCCCCTCGCGGAAGGCGCGCGCGATGTAGTTCTGGGCCTCTTCCGCCACCGTCTGCTCGGCGGCGCGCACGAACGCCATGACATGGCCCTCGGCATAGGCTTTCGCTATCGCCTGCGCGGTGCGCTCGGCGGCCGGCCGCACGACGATCGGCACGCGCGTCACGATGTCTTCGAGCGCCTCGGCGAAGGTGACGCGCGGCACGATGGTCTGCACCGGCGCCGCGGCGATGGCCAGCAGCTCTCCGACCTGCTGCTCGAAGCGGCCGTGCACCGGCTCGGCCATCTCCTGCGCCGCGGCGCGCAGCGTCATCGCCGCGCCCATCATCGTGGACAGGCCCATCGTCTCGGACATCGTGCGCGCTAGCGCCGCGCGCGCGTCGGCCGCGGCGGGGCGGTTGCCGGTGACGAGCGCAACGTAGAGGTCGTGCACCGCGTAGAAGTACGGCTTCGCGTAGCGCCCGGTGACGTCCTCCAGGAACTTCGTGACGTCAAGGTTCATCGCATCCAGTCAGGAATCTGCGGTAGGTCGACCGTCTGGCCCGCAAGAGCGTGTTGGCAGTCGTTGAGGAATTGGATCTTCCCGGCCTGCACGAAGGAGTGGCAGGTTCTCTGTCCTCGGCAGAGTAGCGACGGTGAGAAGGTCGGAGTCTCGTAGTTGCCGTCGAAGGACCATCCTGGATTGCTCCCGCTATTGCCATCGGGGTAGACGTCGATTTTGTGCGCCCCGTCGCAACCTGGACACCAGAACCAAAAGGAATAGCAACCCGTCGGCTCGACCGGGTCAGTGGAGCTGGGAGGCTGGTCGGCCGGAATACTCGGTAGCCGACGCACTCCCTGTTTGATGCTGAAGCGCCCGCCGGCGATGACCCCGAGGTGTTCGCGCGGATGACTCATCGACGGAACGGGAACAGGCTGCCTCCGCCCGCGCCGGCGCCTTCGAGCCCAGGCGCCGGAGCGACCGTGCCGGCGATGACGTCCTCGCCCTCCTCGGGCATCCTGAACCCCGTCTGATCGAGCACGTCGACCCGCGACAGGTCGACGCCCATCTCGTGCAGGCCCTTCGCGACTTCCATGCGCACTTTCGGGTCCTGCACCGACTCCTGCTGCAGCGAGAACTTCGGCTGCTCGTCGGCGATGGCCAGCTCGCCGATGTTGATCCAGTTGTAGTGCCACAGGCACCCGATCAGCGACCGCGTCAGCGTCTCTTCGAGCGCCTCGCGGTCGCTCTTGATGAGCGATTCCGTGCTGTCGGCCTGCGTGGCGCCCAGCGAGCCGTTCAGGCCGCCGCCTTCCGTCGCCTGCGTCGGCAGGTTCGCGGCCAGGATCAGCGTCGCGATCGTGGCGCGCAGCTCGTCGCGCATCGTCTTCAGGAGCTGCCAGCCCTCGCCGTTCATATTGATGACTTCGACTTGGTCGCTGCTGTCGTAGACGAGCACGTTCCGCGCGCGCAGGTCGGTCAGCACGTCGCGCCACGCGGTGATGAGTTCCGTATTCGGCTTGCCGTCGCCGTCGCGGATGCCGTCCACCTTCGCCGTCAGGATGCCCTGCGCGAAGCGCTCGACGGCCTGCAGCGACTCCTGGAATACGTGCTCCTTCGCGTACCACCACCAGCCCAGCGCCTCGCGGAGACCGCGGCCGTGGCCGAGCGAGCCCTGGTCGTCCTGGTAGACGTGCCGGATCGTGCGCAGCGCGTCCTGCGCCGACTCGACCTCGAACACCTGCTTGCCGAGGTCCCAGCGCTCCCAGTGCGCCTCGATCTTGTTCAGGCGCTGGTCGAACTTCGGGACGATGCGGAAGTACCGCTTGTCCATGTCCTCCAGCCGGACCGGGACCAGCCAAGTGCGCGGCTTGCCGTCGCCGAGCTTGAGCACCTTCGGTTCCAGGTGGATGCGCGCGAAGCGCGAGCCGCTGAAGAAGGCCCGCGCGAGGTTGACGCGCGCGTCGAAGAAGCGCTCGATGTTCTCCAGCAGCTCGTGCGCCACCGCGACCGCGACCGGTGCCCGCGGCGACTTCTCGACCTTCGGCAGCACTGACCACTGCTGCCCGGCGATCATCATGCGCCGCTTCGATACGGCCGCGGCGATGTCGGCGTCCCGCAGCATCTTCTCTTCGAGTTCGGGGTCGCGCAGCAGCCAGATCGACGGGTCGTAGATCTGTACGCCGTTGCGCCACGCGGTCGACAGCGCCCTGACGTAGAGCTGCTGCGACTGGTTGCGTGCCCGTAGCTCGGTCGTCATGGCGGGAAAGCTACCTCAGATTGCGATCTTTGTCAGCGACGCGACGAGCCGCTGCCCGTCCTCGACGCTCGCGTCCGGCGTCTCGTTGAGGCCGTCGGCGGTGTTGCGCTCGAAGTCGTCGGCGTCCATCAGGAAGAACTGCGAGTCGGCCGCGCGCAGCTTCTGCAGGGCCGTGCGCACGGCCGCCGCCTCGGCGAACAGCGCGGAGACGGTCGCGAGCTGCGGCTGCCGGAAGATGACCGGTACCGGCGTCCCGCTGGTGCGCGTCGAGAAGTCGGCGCGAAGGTCGGCGACGAACTGCGCGAGCTGCGCGGCGAAGACCTCGCCGCCGCCGGTCACTGCTTGGTCCGTCGTGCCGAGGTCGACGAGGATCCCCTTCAGGTCGACCTGCTTGCCGAGCGTCAGGTTCGCCCATCGGCAGAACGCGCGCCACTGCGCCTGCAGCGCGGGGTAGTTCTCGGCGTACGCCTTCGACCAGCGGCCGCCGGCGGCGGGCGTGCCGGGGTAGGCGTCCGCGGTGTAGGCGACGACCGACGAGGCGAGCCCGCTGCTGTCGACCGCGCGCTTGACGAGGTAGCACCCGGTCGACGGGTGCAGGTTCATCAGCAGCGGCAGCATCGCGCACTCGGGGCCGGCGGTGTTGCTGAACGTGCCGCTGGTGTTCGCGTCGGCCGCGCTGACGTCGTAGGGGACGCCCTCGCCGCTGCGCGCGTCCCAGATCCCCTGCCGGCCGTCTCGGGCCGTGCCGGTGAGCGTCGGCGACTCCAGCTCGGTCAGGTAGGCCGGCGTGATAGGCCCGCGGAAGATCGAGTCGCCGAGCATCAGGTAGGTCGGCACCGCGCCGTTGATCGTCGGCGGCGCCGTGCCGGCGATCAGCAGGTCGTATGCTTGCCGCACCGCCTTCGCCATCGGGCCCCAGTAGACGTCGGCTTGGTAAAAGTTCTTGTTCTCGCTCGGCGCGAAGCCGGCGGTGCTGTCGAGGCAGAGCGGCTGCCCCTCCATCGACACGCAGCGCGAGAGACCGACCGCGTCGGCCGCGGCGACGTTCCGGTGGATCGAGTTCGCATAGGACGTCCCGCTCGGCACCGCCACGTTGTTGATCTCGGCGGCGTGGTTGACGATCACCACCTTCAGGTTCGGGTTGCCGAGCGCCGTGCGGAAGTATGCGACGGTCTCCGTGAGCTTCTGCTGGTAGCTCGCTTGGTGCGCCGGGTTCGCGATCCAGTCGTTGACGTCGCGCTGGCTGTTGTCGAGCACGAGCAGGTCCCAGGCGAGCGCGTTGCCGTTCGCGAGCGCGGACCACGCCGTGTTCATCGCGGCGAGGTGCGCCGCGAAGGCGACCTTCGAGCTGCCGGTCGCGAGGTCGAACGCCGAGTAGGTCGGCGCGACCTGGAAGAACTTCGACAACTGGAAGTAGGGCGCCTGCGTGTAGGTGTTCTCCAGCAGCTCGCGGACGAGACCGGCGTCGAGGCCGATGCCGGCGCCGAAGTTGCCCCACGAAGAACCGCCGCGCTTGCTGAGCGTGACCGCAGCCAGTTCCGTCACCGTGAGCCAGCCGGCGATCGCGTGGTAGTCGGTCCAGGCACCCTTCGCCGCGGTGCCGGTGTTGCCACCGATGAAGACCGGGTTGTTGGCCGTCGGGTTCGACGACCACGCGCTGCCGACTTGCAGCGTGTCGGAGGTGTTGCCGATGACCACCTTGCGGTCCTGGAAGCCGAGGCTGTAGCCGGGCACGAAGCTGTTGCCGACCGTGACCGTGTAGCCGATCCACTGGCCGGCGGACCAGCCGGGCGAGCCCGTGACCTGGACATGCGTCGAGTCGGTGCCGGCCGGGTTCACGGTGAACAGCACCGTGCCGTTCAAACCGTCGAACCACGGGAACCACGCCAGCGCCGCGGCGGTCGGCGCGCCGGTGCTCGGGTTGTCCGGGCAGACGCGCATGATCTTGTCGGGGTAGATCGACCGCAGCTCGGAGACGCCGGCCGACGTCACCTTCGCGTCGAGGCAGTTGACGCCCTTGCTCTGCCCGCCGTTGACCATGTAGTCGCCGACGATCAGGACCGACGGCACCTGCAGGTTCGGCGGCGGCGGCGTGATGATGACCGACGTCTGGCCGGTGGTGACTCCAGACCAGTCGCTGTTGCCGGCCGCGTTGTGGCCGCGGACCTTGAAGTAATAGACGGTGTTCGCGTTCAGCCCGACGACCGTCGCGGACACGCCGTCGACGCCGGCGACGTTGGAGACGATCGTGTAGCTGACGCCGTTGGTGCTGTAGCCGATGTCGAAGCCGGTCTCGTTGTACGAGCCGGCTGCGGTCCAGGAGACGTCGATCGAGGCGTTCGTCGGGTTCGCGGTCGCGCCGATCGTCGGCACGTCCGGCGGCACGAGCGCGGTGGCGAACGCGGCGACCGCGTTGATCGCGCCGTTGCGCATCCAGTCGGCCACGTACTTGGCCTGCCAGATCGGGTTCCAATTCGTGACCCACTGCGCCTCGGCCTGCGCCTCGTAGGCCGCGCGCGTCGCGCTGATCCCGCGGAAGGTGCAGTAGTCGGTCAGTCGGCGCTTGACCGTCGGCGCTAGCGGGCTGCCCGGGTAGGTCGAGCCGCTATCGCCCGACTTCGTGTTCCACGATGCGTTCGACTGGTCAGCGTTGTTGTAGCGGAAGTTGTGCCCGTCGCCGTTCGCGCCGAAGACGTTGTTCGCGCCGACGCTCTGTCCCGCGCCCGGCACCCAGTCCTCGCCGTTGCGCGTCTGAATCGCGTAGGCACCGTGCCCCGTCGAGAACAGGTTGAGCACGTTGCGCCGGAACGTGATGAGGCCCGTGTAGCTCGCCGGCCGGTCGAACGCCATGAAGCCGTTCGTGTGCTGGACGTAGTTGTCGACGATCGTCGCGCCGGCGGCCGTGAAGGTGTTCGTCAGCCGCAACTGCACCTGCCCGCCGGCGAAGCCCGACATCGGCTCGGAGCTGATCGCGTCGCTGTAGATCAGGTTGCGCTGGTAGGTGAAGAAGCCGTTGTTGTGGCCGCCGCCCTGGCCATCGTTGCTGTCCCAACTGAAGTAGCCGAGCTGGCCGCCGCTGAATCGGTCGATGATCTCGCGGAAGCCGTCGAAGGCGTTGTCCTGCACGGTCATCGCCTGCGTCGACAGCACCGCGTTGGACACGGCGTCGCGCTGCACGCCCTCCATCGAGATGCCGATCGACATCATGGCGAACACGCAGTTCTGAATCGTCCCGCCCGACCGCATCATGCAGTCGGCTTCACTGAAGTAGCAGTTGTCGATGGTGACGTTCGTGCAGCTCCGCTGCCCGTAGAGGCAGTGCCGGAAGATCGACGGCGTGGACCAGCAGACGCGGTAGAGTGTGCCGTTCGACGGCTGCGCGCCATAGTCGCCGTTGGCCCAGCCCTCGATCAGCGTCAGGTGCGTCAGATCCGGGACCGACGAGACGAGCCGCTGCAACCCGCCGACGTCGACCATGCGGCCAGCCGGGCTGAGGTTGCATGTGAAGGTGTCGCCGTTGATCGCGGTGCCGATCGCGCCGGACCATGTGATGCTGCTCGCGGTGTTCGCGGTGATCCGCTTCGACAAGCCGTTGTTCACGCCGCTCGTGAAGGTGATCGTCCCGCTGAGCATCGTGTTAACGCCGGGTAGCGTGTTGGCTGCGACGTTGACCGACGTCGTCGTGCCAGACGTGACGGTGATCGACGGGCCGATGACGAACGCCGCGGCGGAGTCGATCAGCGACGACGCGCCGTAGGTGACGGTGCCCCCGCTGTTCGTCGAGATGGTGTCGGCCGCGCTGCTGAAGCCGTTGCGCGGGAACCAGCACTCGGTGATCGACAGGTTGTCGATGGCGTGCAGCAGCAGGCCGGACGGGTTCTGCGGGCCGGCGTTACCGTTCGCACCGCTGATCCCGTAGTCGTAGCTGTCACCGATCCAGCAGCGGTGCAGCGTGACGCCGGTCAGCCGCGCCTGCTCGTTGCTGGCGCCGTTGTTGCCGGTGCAGATCAGGCCGAAGGAACCGTAGCGGAGGTGTAGGCCCTCGAAGATCCAGTCGATGCCGCCGCCAGTGCCCGCGCTGTAGGCCGCCTGGAAGGCGACGCAGTGCATCTGCCCGGTCGTGTTGTTGTTGAAGAAGTAGTTGCGGCGCGCGGTGATGCTCTGCGTCACGTCCCAGTGCTGGAGCATGATCCGCGGACGGTTGTCCGTGTTGCCCAGGTTGAACGGGATGCTGCTGTCACTGGCGGCGGTGCACTTCGGGCGGCCGAGCGTGAAGTCGCCATAGCACGAGATGTTCGATTCGTCGGCGTTGATCGCGCCGGCACCGTTCGGGTGCCAGTCGAACTGCCGCGTGGTGAAGGTGTCGCCACACTTCCCGAGCAGCACGTCGCCAGACTGGAACAGCGTGTTCGTCCCGGGGTTCGCGTTGCTGTCCCACTGGAGCTTCGGCGAAGCGAGCGTCAACCCCGTGCCGGCATTCGTCGCGGTCGAGCTGACCCAGATCGACTTGTGCCCCGTGCTTTGCAGGACCGGCACGCGCCAGCCGCTGAGATCGGTGAAACGCGCCGCCGCCGCATAGGCTGGACGCACGACCTGCACCCAGATCGAGTCGTTGTGATCCTTGACCCAGAAGTAGCGCGCGTGCGTGCTGTCGTTGGTGAAGTTGAAGCGCGCGAAGTCCTGGCTGCCGGTGATCGTGCCGAGCGACGTGAAGCCGGTCGCGCCCGCCGCGTCGTCCGAGCACCGCGCGTCCCAGTCCGTCGCGCCGCCGCGCAGCAGGTGCAACTCGGTGAACCCACTACCGGAGACGGCGAACGGTGCGGAGACGGCCATTTACTTCTTCGCTCCATCAGAGAGTTCGTGCAACTGCGCG